TCCCACTTATAATAGGGGAATTCGACTTCGAGGGTGTCGTTTATGCCCAAGTTGGTAGTCATGAGACCACCTGTGGGCATGTCGGCCGCTGCCGAGAGTGAATCACGTAAGTATTCTCTCGAACCAGAGACTGGTCCAATTAACTCTTGGTAGGGTGCTGTCTGCGATGGAGTATCCCACGTGATGGTGGGATTTGAGCAGACATTGGCCACGCCGGGGAATGAAAACTTCTTGCGAAGTCCACCTCTCCATCCGGCATAACACGGCATAAAATAGCTCATAAATGTGTTTTGCACATAATTAAAGCCATTGCCGTCTTGATCCAATTGGAAAGACTCACCGTCATAACCTCTGTGAAAAGGTGCGATTTTCTCGCGCATGATATATTGAGTGTAATCATTTGGATCAGAAGCGGGAAGCACATGGACACGTGTGCGTACGTACCGCTTTAACAATTCTCGCAATGTAGTGGGCGATTCGCCAAAGAATACATTGGTCATATTGTCATTAACAGGACTCATCTTAGCGACCCCCATCACATCAGGAGCTCCAACCGGAGCTGTGCCAGGACTATTGGCATCGGTGATGGTAGTCTCAGAAGATTGAGATTCTAAAATTGGTGATGGGTCTGGCAAGTCGAGGAAGCTCAACTGTTCAAGGTGATTTTGAGTAGGTTGAGCGAATTTGGCATCATCTTCCATGCGTACTAAAACGTTGAAAGTGATTGGCGTATCCTCAGCTGGTGAGACCAGTTTGTTCAATACGGTCACCCGGATCATGCCATTGGCAAAATCTGGTTCGCCGCCAGGTAATGAACTGTTATTGGACCAATTCGGTTCCGATTCCCACAGTGGACGGACCTCAAGCCAAGGTCTGGTTTGACACCAACCAACTGTGACTTCAAATTCATCCTCAGCCGCCAAATCAATAATGCGGGAGTAATTGGTATTAAAATTAACAGCAGGCCCGAAGAAGTACTGGGGATCGTATTGAATCAGAATTTTGCCCTTATGAAATTTCGATTTGACTATTTGAAATTTATAAGTAATTGAACCATGCCAATAGTTGAAAGCATTGGCCATATAGGCACATGGGGGCAAATGGTATTCTGTTGAATTTGTACCGTCGTCATTTGTATCGAATAGGGTAGGTGTAACCCTTGACTCAAACAATCGAGCGTCGACACCGTCGGTACTATTCATTGTAAAGGTTGTGAGATAGGATTCTCTTTTGACGAAGTCGACGATTCCCATCTCATCCTTATCCTCTAGACCTACAACCCGTGGATCGATAGTCACTTCATTCTTGCTGTCGAGAGCAAGTTTGGTAACAGTTTCATGAGTATCCACATTAGGAAGATTGCCTTGAGGAAAAGGTTTAATATAGTTTGGATTTGACAGAATAGTAGGGCGAGACATGCCAAATAAAGTGGCGATAGAACCAACAGCTGATGCACAAATTTGCGAAGCGCGCGCATAAGGCGCAATGCTCGGAAATTTAGTAAGTGCTCCAGCAGCTTTCGCGACCGCAGATGCAGGCTTTGATATGATACCAGAGCCGTATTCATCCATAGTCGAATCGGTAATTCTGGCTTGCGACTCAAGCACATCTCCCTTTCTG